TACTACTCGTTACTTTCTAGTGTCGGATTTTAGTGTGTGGCTTTTGGGACACAGGGGGAGGGAAAATCAGAAATCACCAAAGCCATCCCCATATCCCCAGCCAAAGCCATCCCCATAGCCATCCCCATAGCCATCCCCATAGCCATCACCACGGCCAGAGCCAGAGCCATCACCACTTCCAGAGCCATAACCATAGCCACAGCCAGAGCCACAGCCAGAGCCATTGCCATCACCACAGCCAAAGCCGAAACCATCGCAGTTGCTAAGATCGCCCAAATAAGTATCATTCATGGCAATTATCCAAAGACTGCAACGCTTCCGGGCTTATCGGAATAATCTCAATAGCCTCAGTCAGTATGATTTCCGGCACCTTCATCGCGATACGGCTATCAGCCTGAACACCTAGTTGACTAACCTCAGAAAGTGTAAACGCCCCTTTCCACATCCAAATCCGCCGCGCATCGACTAGCCGCACCACTTTTTCTTGCCACGAAACGAGCGTCCCATAGTGAACGCCAGCCGAATAAGTGCGAATCAAAACCACACGGCCGATCATAGCCTATCCTCCAAATAATCATGCCAAACAATTTGACACCCCAAAACTATACCCCTACCATTCCGACCGTGCAATCTCGCACACAAGGAAATTTACCCATGGCTCAAAAGCCCACTACCACCACGACACAGCCTGCATTGACCATCGATCCCCAGACGGGCGAATTAACAGACCTGATGGACGGTGACGAATGGCGCAAGGCCAACGCAGCCATCCTAGAAGCCTTGGAGAAGATCGAACTACGCACAGACGGCGTTGAAGAAGTCACCAGGGCACGTCTTGCCGCTACCACACTTGGCAAGGGTGCTGCCGTAACAGCCTTGCCTGAAGGATCATACCACGTTCTCGGCATGATTTCCGGCACTGCCACTGGCTTACGCCAAGAGCAACTACCTGATGGCACGCCCACTGAAAGTCTCACGGGGGAGTTTGTGGCGGCCACGGCAGACGGCAAGCGCATCTTCAAGAGCGGGCGGCTCTTTCTGCCCAATGGCATACACAACCTTGTGCTTGAGGCTGTGCGCAAGGGACAACGCCCTGATTTTGCCATGGAGGTTCGCAGTGTCCACGCCAGCAACGTTGCTGGCTGGACATACGAATTTGTCAACCTTTTGGCACCCGTCATGGAGAAGAGGGAACTAATTTTCCGCAAGCTGATGCAGGAGCGGGCTGACAGGCTTAACGCTCAGAAGGCAAAGTTTTTGGAGGCACAGTCTGCCGCGATGCAGATTGCCCATCAGCCTGTAACCTGACTACTTCGCATGCCGGTCTAGGCCGGATAAGACGGCAGGCCCGCAGTATGCACCCATACTGCGGGCTTTTTCTATGCCTCCTAACAGAATCGCGATCACTCTCCCGCAAGTGCAATAACATCGCGAGGTTTTCCACCCCCTAACATGAACAGGGCCGCCGCCAGCAACACAATACCGATCACCACGACTGCTACCGTAATGGCGCTGTTACCGATCCACGATGTAACACCACTAAGAAAAGACATAGATGGCAGGGAAGGGGCTTGCTGGTTAACCCCTGGGGTTCCTGCACCTGAAACTTCTCCCTCAGCTTGGGCATCCCCTGTAAGGGCATTGTAGACCATATCCCAAAACCCTCCCCCGCTGCTGCTCGCCACGCTTCCTGAAGGCTGCACCGTAGACACCCCGCTACCGTTAAACGGTGTTCCTACTCCCGCCGCTTCGTTGACCAAATTTTGGTAAGCGGGCGTCAGCGTAGACGGGTTTCCATTTGCCCCGATGGCGTAAGCTGACAGTGCCCCGGCCCATGATCCTGTCTGCTGGTATTCCGCCGCGTCATACGCTGCAGCAGCGTTTAGCTGAGCCTGCGGGTCCGTGCTGTATGGCTGCCCGCCTGTGATTTCGTTCCACGTGCTTTGCGTCAACTGTGCAATCCCTTGCACCCCAGTTGGAGAGGTCGCACTAGGATCGAACCCGCTTTCAACGCCTATCTGCTGCACAAAGAGATTTGCAGGCACTCCGTATGCGTTTGCCGCGTCAATCGCATCGTTGACAAGATCGGTCGTTTGATACCCTTCCCCCACATAGCCCCCGGTGCCAAGCGTGCTATCTTCCAGCCCCGACGACAAGTTATCGGTTGGTAGGTTCACCCCGACACTGAGAGCACCCGACATTTTAACGGGCTTTCGGCATGAAGCTGTTACCCGTGGTTGTTTTCACGGGGTAACTTGATTGAGTTGGCTGTGTTCTAAAGTTCGTTGGTCTGACAACAGGAACACCGTTCGTTGCTCCCCCGAACGGGTTTGTTGTGGGCGTCGGAAAGGTAACAGGCCCATAAACCTTGCCTGCTTGTATAGGAGCAGGAACGTTACCAGTATTAGAATTCCGATGATAATTTGGCACGTGAAAGCCGCCCGTGCTTCCGTTGATTGCTGCCACGGCCATAAGATTTTCCTTTCGTCGGTCATTGCAAGGCGTTGTCTGCTGTCAAGCTTTCTGCCCACCCTGTCAGATTGTTGACGTATTGAGACACCCATGACGGGAGTGCCCCCAGGGAGGCCGCAAATAGGCTCGACACTGATTGGTTATAATCATTGATGTAGACTTGCTCCATTTGGGCAAGGCTTCCAAACGATGCCTGGTTGTTGCACCCGCATGAACAAGACGTGCCGTTTCCCACATTGTATTGACTAGGCGCTCCGACGCTGATTGGAAACGTTCCGCCATTGATATTGACAGGGCTTGTGTCGGGGGTCCACGTGTCAAGCGGTGCGATACCTGGATTGGTAGGGCTTTGCACGTTGTTTTGGGTTCCTGCCGGTTGCTGCGCTCCATTGGCGTAAGCCAGGAGCAACAGCAGGATGACAAGCCCCACTGCCACTCCGATTTCCCATCTTTCATTTGTGGTAAGCTTGTGATGCGTTGCCACGCTAGAGGCACCTTTCCCAAAGAGCCAGCCAAACAACCAATGTAATTGCGGCAATGGTGATGTATCCCCACATCAAAAGATGGCCCCTAGAATACCCCCTATTCCGCCAGCCCCAGCAAGCGCGCCCGATGCCGCGTTGATACCGGCAATCGTAGTCTGCGCACCAATCTGAGCCTGCTCTACGCCAGCATTGGCTTGCGCCACCCCCAGCACAGTCTGATCCTGATACTTGGCAATCATCTGTTGTGTCGTTGCGTTATATTGCGCGATTTGCGTGTTTTGCTGTGCATTGATGCCTGCAATGTCGATGTTTGCAGCAGTCTCGTATTGCTCTATCTGCTGCTCAGTGCTAGCCGCGATGGCTTGCTGAGTTGTGGTGGCCGTATCGTTGGCCTGCGTTACAGCCAGAGCCGTAGCATTGTTGCTGTTATTGATGGTTACTTGCCCACTGATGTTGGCAAGAGCCGTCTGCAAAGATGCTGCTGTAGCCGTGTTAGTTTCTTGTAACTGTGCTGCGATCGAAGCATCCGACGTTTGTGCCGCGAGCGTGTTCTGTGTGTTTTGGACACTCGCTTGTAGTTGAGCCGTTGAAAGCTGGCCGTTGATTTGGTTCGTCTGGCTTTGCAACTGAGCCTGGATTTGCGCACTTGCGAGAGCCGCCTGGTCGCTTTCCTGCTGTGCTGCCAAGTCAGATGCCGCACTATCGCTTGAGGAAGAACCGCTTGAACCAAGCATGGTGAACAAGAGAAACACAAGCCCGATGACAACCACGGCACCCGCGATTTCGGCAGGGTGCTTTTTAACGAAGTCTTCAATCTTGCCTCCCGTTCCTTCAGACATTTTAGAACACCCTTCCTAGAAGTATGCCGTATTTTCACCGGCATTGTAGAAGTTACCAAGCAACTGCTGCTGGTGAATTGTGCCTGCGATATTGCCAGGGCCTTGCGCGGGAGCATTGGTGACTGACAACTGATAGTAGGACGGATTGCCCTCTGCAATCATCAACCTCGCCATGACAGGATTGCCTGGGCCAACGAAAAACAACTCAGGTTTGAGCCAAGGGTAGTTAAATCCCAGGTCGCGCGTTCCGGCTCCCGCGTCTCCCCTGTCTGTCGGCTGAAACGGATACTGGAATGTCGGCAAACCCTTGGATGATCCCAGGCTGCCCATGGTGGCGGGCTGTCGATACCGCTGCGCGGCCCTTCGAAAACCGAACATGGTTACAGTGTCCCTAGGTTTTGCGTTACGCTTGGTATCGATCCGGTGATAGGCGACACGGCGGCTTCCAAGGCTTGTGAGAAGGCATTGCCGCCTGCGCTGATGACTTGCGAAGTATTGGCTTTTTGCGAGACAATTACTGAAAGAGTTGCCACCCCGACGATGGCAGTTCCGATAGTCACCAGGCTGTCAGTCAAACTCGACATGGCGATTTGCTCCTAGTCTGTAACAAGTGGTGGCAGGGGAGAGAGTGTTCCTAGCGTAGACGCTCCAATCGTCGTGCTTGGCAAACTTGTAATGGCTGGAAGGTTTGTCAGCGTGGTTTGGTTTGAGGAACCATTTGATGTTCCGTTCATGGCGGACTGAATACCGGCAAAAAATCCTTGTCCGTTTTTGTCATTGCTAATCAGGATCACAACGATAACGAGCAACAGAAAAGCATCGCTCAATTTCTTGAATGCCGGAATGTATCCCAAAGCCCCGATAAGGAAAAATGCGAAGGCAAAAATCCCAAAGTTGTTTGGTCCAGTCAAATCCGACACAAGCAAACTGCCAAGCTGTTTTGACGTGCCACGAATGCCGGTTACGATCAGAACGATGGCAATGAGCAACAGGATGAATGGCATGGTGACTAGCTACCGGACGAAGGTTGCTTGCCCACGAAAAGGGCTATGTAGTTTGGCAGTTGCCCTTTGCATGTGATGTAGACGAAGAAGCCCGTTACCAGACAAGCAAAGATAATGCTTGTCTGGCTGAGTCCCCCTGTCTGCTCATAGGCCGCAGAACCTAGGGAGCGGACACTATCGCCCGCCGTTGCCATAGATCAGGAAAGCCCCACGGTTCCTAGGGCGGATTGACCTGGCCCTGGAAACTTGACACCCGCCAGATACGCGAAGAAAAGTAGCACAAGCAAAACGATCCAATGTTGCATTTTCATCAGGTAATCTCCATCACTGCATCTTTGACAACGTGTTTGAGCACACGTGTCCAGATGATTGCGGCACAAATAGCAAGCACAAGAAAAAGGGAGGCTGTGCCCACATTAACCCCCTGAGTGAGCGGCATGGTTGCCCATGCCGAAAGCCGCGACACGACGCCGCTTGCATTTGCGCCTGCCGGAACACTGTTACTCGCCATTGGCGGCCCTCCTGGAATTGGCCCCCGTTAAGATGCAGGCAGAGATTGTGCCAGTTGGATCGTGTTGATGAGAGCAAAGTCCTCATAGCCCATCAGCACCACAGCGTTTGCGTTCACAGTTGATGCATTCAGGATCAACTGCAAATTGCCATACTGGTTTGTATTGAGGGGCTTTCTGCGCGTGTCCAGATAGTAGACGCCATCCGGAAAGTCTGTCTGTAGCATGTCCCGTGTCCAGCTAGACCATAAGCCAGCATCCGTCTTGAGCATGAACGTGAAGTTTGCCGCTTGCAAGCCAAGGTAATTGACATCGCTTCCTGTGTTGAGCGTGCCGCCATTGTCAAAAACCATGAACGTTGAAAGGAACGACCGAAAGTTGGAGTAGGGAATTGGAAAGTCTTGGTTTGCGACCATGGAAGTAAGAGTGGTCGATTTCAACTCATACACGGTGGACAAGTCAGTGAGCGGCAGGATTGGTGCGCCGTTGCTGCCGACAGGAAGCTGATCGATATAGTCTTGGTAGACGTTGACCGTCACGCTGGACCATTCCGGGTTCGTGGCGTTCTGGTAGATCGCACCCGTAGGATCAGCCCCCGTTGCCACGAAAGCCCCTGAAGTATTCAAGGTAAGCTGTAGCGATGCCGTGGCGTTCGTGACGCCCATGTAGATCGCACCCCGCAAATCATCCTTGGTATAGGAAATAGGGATATAATACAGCATGCGGACATTGGGAGAGCCTGGCGCTGTGGCAGGCAACTCAGTTGGTGCTTCCACGACAGAAGGCGCAAAATTCGGACCATAGCCGATAGGGCCAGGAACCGTGAAGCCTTGCGAGTAGGGATAGCCTTTGCGGATGCTGTCTATGAAGGCAACATGCCAGCCGGTGGTTTGGTGACGAACGTTGTTGTTGAGATCAAAGAAAACGATTTGAGACAGAAGATTGGCAGGACCGAACGGTGTCAGCGCTCCTGAAGCGGCGGACCCATACATGGTAGCATTGATTTCTACCCAGAACCCCCGCAGCAGGCCAACGTTGCGCGGAACGATGGTGATAACGTTGTTTGTAGACGGGGCACCCGTGTAGGAGAAAATCTGCTGGCACATATCCAAGCCCTGGCTCTGGATTAGCTGGCGTGCCAACTGGTTTTGTTGAGCGGGTGTCATCTGGCCCCCACCCGAACCGCCACCAGCAGCTTGAGACAGAAAGGTAGACGTGGTGAATTTGTTGCGCAACATTTAAGCCCCCGGATTGGAGTTGTTAGACATATTGACGTGATACTGGCAGCACACGTCCAGCAAGGCCCCGCCCAAAAAGAGCATAAGCCACACTATGAGCCAGTTGAGCGGATTGCCCAAAATCTTTGTGTTAATCGGAAGCCCGTCCATTTCTGCGCTCCCTTTTGGCTACGCCGCGTTAACGTATTGTTGGTTTCCACCCTTGGATTTTTGGATTTGTCCGGAAATCACCATGAAAAGCAGCGCCCCGATGAGAGCCATGAGCCAAATGGTTATCATGTTGGACGCATTCCATGTGATAAGTGTTTCTTCGTTCACGGCAGCAACCTTTCATTGAGTAGCACAAGAACTGAAACGATGAGACAGTATAGAACCATTATAAAGCCCGCAATCTCTCTTTTGTAAGAGCGTTCTTGCGATCAACCACGCGAAACAACGTTTCCTGGTCCGGTGCTGGGGCCAACACCGTTACAGTATCGTTGTCAACGGAGTAGTAGACGGACTGATACTCTGGTAGCCTTGTTTCGATATTGACACCATCACCAAGGTAGCGGCTCATGGTTTTGCGATCTTCTTTGTCATTCAAATGAAAGACCTGGTAGAAATTTGCTTCGGAAAACACAAAGCGGGACAACCAGGACGGGCGTTGCGACAAGATAATCATGGGGATTTTCTTGGAACGCCCCTGCGTCAGCAACGCCCTGAAAGCTTCGCTGTCGCCAATCATGTAGCCTTCATCTATGAAAAGCCCGATCCTCTCGTTGCTCCATATCTTCCACATCATTTGTTCCACTTCCTCTTTCTGCGAAGGGAGCGGATGAACGATGTAAAGACCGGGCTTCTTAGGAATGTATCCGACCTGTATCTCGGTAGCGCCAAGATCGTTCAACAGCTTGTCACCCTTGTAATCAAATATAATCCACGGGATGCGATCAAACCTGCGCATTGCAAGTTGCCATGCCCCAGCATAGGTTTTTCCTGTACCTGTGCGACCGATGATGACAAGTCTCTGATCGTCTTTCGGCAAGACGAATTGTGCCGCGTCTGTCATCGCTTACCCCGGAAACTGTCCGTCTGGCATTGCCGACTTGAAAGGCACCACTTTTTCCGATTGTTGAGGCTGTGACTGTGCTTTCTTGCGACGATTGTTTGCGGTGATCGCTACGAAGCGTGTTCCGTAAATGCCCATTGCGATACCAGCAAGTTGTGCCCATGCCAGTTGCTTGGGGTCCATGATTTCGACGTGCGGGTAATGCTTCTTTACGTTCATCAGCCCGTTAGCCAGCATGGCCGCTTCTTCGTTGCTCATTTGCAACTCAGGTGTTTTCAAGAAGAAAGAAGCCATGCCGTGAAAAGACACAAGCAAAGCTTCGATCCCCTTTACATCAGCCTGTATTTCCCGCTGCGTCTTGGTCTGGCTTCCGGCTGGCCTTCCTCGCCGTTTGCGGGGTTCGCTTCCGGGGGAGGCTCCTGGGGTTCCATTTCCGTCACCGTCGTTTCCGTCACCGCTACTGGTGCCGGTGGCGTCACCATTATCGAAAGTTGCTGGCTCAACGCTGATAATTGCGCTCCCATCGGGGCCAAAGCCGACGATAGGGCCACCGTTACCCGCTCGTTTATTCTTGCTTCCAACTGGTCTGCCCATGCGGGTAACTCCTCTAAATCTTCTGGCGGATCGGATGGCGGAATTTCCTCGTTTTCCGCAACAATGACAGGCTCAGGGGGTGGGCTTGAACTGCCCCCGCTTCCCTCCTGTTCCCACAAGATGCGCGCGGTAAAGGGCTTCATAAACATTGTTATTCCACCTTGTTTCGAGTGCTGAAAGTCTGTCCAGGGCGTCTTGAAGTTTTTGATCCGCCGTCATGGGAGCACCGTTGTTTATGGCCGTCTGTGCCGCCGCCAGCGTTTCACTGTCTGGATGCACAAGCCCACCCGAAGCCGTGGCGGCGGGATGGGTGCCTTGCGCTGAATGAGTTGCCGCCTGCGACGAAGCACCAGGCCGCGCCGGTGCCTCCTGGGGCCTCGCAAACGGGGGGGGCTGCACAACCTTACCGACCATCTGACAACGCCCCCGCCACAGCCCCGGAAACACCGTTGCCCTCATGCGGCAAAGCCTCGCGCACGTCGGCCAGCTTTGCGCCCATCAGGAGAGCGTCAAGCTTGCGATCTATCAGACCCATACGCCCTTCAAGGCGTTCGATGGCCTGCTTTGTTGCCTCCATGTCGGCCTGATAGGCAACAAAGGCTTTCTGCATGCCCTCGAAACCTTCCCGCAACTGCGCGGGATCGATCCCAAAGAGGCTCTTTATCATCATTTCCGGACCTGATGAGCCACCGCCAAACATGTGTTACCCTCCATTTGCAGTTTGCGCGCAAAAGAGCGTCGCATAAACAGTGCCAGCCGTGACCGTAGCGGCTGCACCGGCCTCAGTAGATAGCACCAGCATGACAGGAGTGTTAGGGTTTATGGTGCGATATTGCAGCCCTGTCAGGTTGACGATCAACAGGGTGGCATTCACCGCGGGGGCTGCCCCCGCGACGTAGAATGCCCCTTCGGCAACCAGCGTTTCGTTGTCATACAAGCCCCACAAATACGTGCCGGATGTTCCAAAAGACAAATCTCCCGATATGGAAATCAGCATACCGGCAATAAACAGGCTTGGATTGCCGGTCGTAAAATTATCCGTGTTGCTGCCAGTGGTGATCTTGATGGAGTAAGACGTTGACGCCTGGATCACAGGGGCCAGAGTGTCAGTGCTGATGGCTTCCGTGGGCTGCGTCTGCACACGGTTAGCAGCGATGGCACTGTCCAAAGCCTGATCCGTTACCACCAGGGCATTGTTGACATAGGTGCCTCCCCCGCTACCGCCGCCGCCGCCTGTAGGTTGCACAAAAAAGTTCGTGATTTGCGCAGTGACGGTTTCGCCTCCCGTGCTGGTAAAGGTGATAGACGCTCCCCCTGGCGCGAGCACGGCAATCCATTGGCACTCGCCTGCCGGTATCACAGTTGTATTGTTGCTGACAGATACGGTTACAGTCAGAGGCGTTGCGGAAGCCGTATTGTTCACAAACATGCTTTGCAGCGTGGTCATACCACCCGACTGCAAAAGCTGATACGCATTCAAGGTGAATGTCGTTTTTTCGTTTGTGAAAGGAATAGTGAGAGGAAGTGTCTTAGGACCTTCAGGTGGAGCATTGCCAGGAATGCCGTTCGTCGGGGTAGGGTTTCCGACAACGATACCGTTCGATCCGCTCATGAATTTGGCCCCATCAACAGGTTGCAAGGATTGAAACACGTGAGAGGAATTGGTGGCCCAAAAACCAAAGGTTGCGGCGCTGTCAATTCCAAAACATTCAGGCTGCCATTGCCGATATACGTATAGTCGCCATTGACGAAGTTGGAGGCAATCCAGATTGTTCCGTCTGCATCGCACGTAATCGTAGGGCAGCCATACGCGCTATACCCTACCGCGAGGGCTGTAGCGGCGCTTGTCGATTGCGGAGCAAGGATGATTGCCCAATACTGGCTGCCATCAGGGCTAAGGATGGTAGCGGTTCCTGGCGTTCCTCCAAGCCATAGGTAGCCCAAGGTGGAAAGGCTGTCAGGGCCACGAAAAGCTGGCACGTTCGGAAGGTCGTTTTGATAGACACTTGTAATGTAGTAGCCAGCTTGCCCAATGGTGACGCCATACAGGCTGTAATAATTCGGGTTCGGATAGTCCGAGTAGATCGTAATGTATGTGTTGTAATCGCCATTTTTCGTGCATGGCGCTCCAAGGTAGTTGTTTTTTATGGTGCAGTTGTAGAAGCTGGACCAAATGACTTCGTTTGAGTTGAGAACGAATGTCGCGGTGCTGTCCACTAACTCAAGGCTCGTTTGCCACGTGGGGAACGAGTTGCCCCCTACTTTCCAGCCCCCGTAAAGTGAGTTGTTGTTGTTGCCGAAAGTGAGAGTAGCGCACCCTGCGAAGTATTGCGGCAACGGGCTGCCGTTTTCACCAGGCCCGACAAGGGGCAGGGCAAAAGCGTAGTTATAATTATACCAGTATGAATTTCCGCTATAGTTAAACGGAAGCCTTTGTCCGTAGCCAACATCGATCTCGCTTCCGTAAGCGCCACGTGGTATGGGCCAGCCCCACAAGTATTGATAGGCAACGAAGCCCTCTGCTGGTGGGGGGTAAAGCTGTGAAGGCTCCACACCGTAGACGCCAAACGGCAAATACATTAACGGTGGAGCAATCTGACGTTTCAAGTTAGGGCTTTTCGTGACGGTGGAAAAGTAACCATCAGCAAAAAGCCAGTAGGTTTGAGGGGTCCAAAGAGATTGCGTGCCAGGCGGATCGTAAAAAAATATGGGAAGCGTGCTATTGCCTAATACCCCAGGAGTAAAAACGTCACTTTGCACCTTGATAATCGGGGCAAAAGTATTGCCCACGAAAAAAGGTGATCCTTGTGTTGGAACCTGGGGGGTGATTTGATAGGGCGCGTCATAGATGGGCACCGTCAGAGTGCCAGCCAAAACAGGGACGGTAAAAGACTTGGCACCCATCAGATGCGTTCCTTAACACACGTTATAGGGGTATTCACCTATCATCCTCCCCTGGGCGCTTGCAGGATCATGCGCGAGAGATTACGGTAAATGAAAGGGGCAGAACCCGCAACGGTTCTGCCCCCGATGGAAGCCGGTAAAGGGAGAGCCACCCCCTTCCGGCAAAGGCTCACTTGCGTTGGAGGCGCAACCGAACCATGGCGAAGTCTAAACCCGGCTCGCGCAAAAAGCAAACCACATTATCCCCCCAGCAGTTGGTCGATCTTCGTGCGTTCCGTCACGACCTGCACGTCCTCAAACGCAAAGGATTGTATGCGGGGGACGCCAGAAAGGCTAAGCCCCGAAGCGCGCTAAAGAAACTCGTTGCTGAAAACAGGGCGGTTATTGACGGTAAGGAAAGAGTTAGCACCGTAAAGAAGAAAGCCCAAAAAGACGCCTTAAAACGCGAAGGTTTCAAAGTCCGCCGTAACAAGGTCATTACGTCGAAAGAGTATCGTGTCAGGAACGGCAAGGTGTTCCTGGCTGGGAAGCCGGGTGCTCGCATTTATACGCTCGACCCCTCGGACCCTCGCAAATCCCTCTATGCGGCGTGGGCTTCACTAAAGCCAAAGTATGGGCTTGCCATCCGTATCAACCACCATGACGGATACCATTTGTATTCCAGCCCTGAGGATATGCTCAACCATCTTGAATACGGCATGAATTATGCAGGGCTGCTTGAACGCTATGCGTCCAAAGGCACGCCATTGCTAGAAGTGTTTGACCCCAAGGAAAGCTTTGAGGCTTACGAAAAAGAGAGTGCCGAACGAAGAGCCGAAAAACTGCTGGCCCATGCGGATTTTAGTGCACGCAAGAGCAAAGCGAAAAACAAGAAGCCAGGACGGCTTGAAATGCTCAGGTCATCCTTCAACAGCGGATTGTTTGACTGATGCCGCGCAAGCTTGCTTCCTACATGCCCATTGCCGTCATTGACGCTGAAACGGACCCTGGCAAACATGGTCGCACCCCGAAACCTTTTGCATGGGGATGGTATGACGGTGCATACTATCAACAATTCTGGGGGAATGATGCAACGGAGCAACTTCTTGCGTTCCTCAAAAAGCAACGCCCCCACCAAATCTTTGCTCACAATGGAGGCCGGTTTGACTTCGCTTACTTCAACAAGTTGCTCAACGGGAAGCCCCTCATTATCGGAAGTAGGATTGTTGACGCTACATTGTTTCAACATACTGTTAGCGATAGTTATGCAAGGATACCTGTTCCACTGGCTAGGTTTGGAGAGAAGCAGGAAATTGACTACGGATTATTTGAAGCGCCTATACGAGATACGGCTAAAGTCCGACCTGTTATAGAAGCCTACCTAAAACAAGATTGTCTGTTGCTGTATAAGGTGATTTTTAACTGGCTAGAAAAGTATGGGCGTAAACCTAGCACAATGGCGAGTGCAGCCTTCAAGGAATGCGAGAAAGCCATGGATGGAACGCCTGGCATCAAGTCTCGCATGTATCCCTCGCAAGACACACAGTTTCGCAAGTTCTACTATGGCGGCAGGGTGCAAGCGTTTCAGACTGGTATCGTTCGCAAGCCTGTCTGTATGCATGACGTCAACAGCATGTATCCATACGCGATGTGCAAGTATCAGCACCCCCTTTCGGCGGACCCTCTCGACTGGAACGAGCGTTCCAAGGAAATCGGTCCAGATACGGACTTCGCTATCATTGACGCATGGAGCAAAGGAGCATTGCCTCTCAGACTTGAAAGCGGACACCTTCACTTTCCGTCCTGCTACTCTCGTTTCTACGCAACAGGACATGAAATCAGGGCAGCCCTTGCCCTCGACATGCTCAAGATTGATAGAGTTGTTTTCGCCACAACTTGCAGAGTAAGGGGCAACTTCAAAAGGTTTATAGACCCCCTCTATGCAGAACGCATGTGCTACAAAGCCGTGGGCGATATAATGATGACCGAGTTTACCAAGCTTGAAATGAACGGCACATACGGAAAGTATGCGATCAATCCTCGCAAGTTTAGAAGCTGGATTTTCGTCACCCCCGATAAAGTGGCGTATCACGACATAGCTATACGGAAAACACCTGATGGCAAAAGCACCCTTTCACTTTTGGATGACAAAGGAAACCTGTATTGGTGCGACCAAATGCCAGGGCCAGGCGCTGAGCAGCTTCGCTTTTCAAGGCTCACCCACGAAAGCGAAGATAGAAAAGGCTTCCGCAACGTTGCTATTGCTGCTTCTATTACGGGTGCAGCCCGTGCCGAATTGTTCACGGGCCTGTGCCATGCAACTAGCCCGCTGTATTGCGACACGGACGCCATCGTTGCCGCCACAGTCAGCGGCCTTCGATTTTCCGAGACTGAATTAGGAGCCTGGAAATTTGAAGCAGAGGGAGACGAAATGCTTATTGGAGGAAAGAAGCTGTATGCGTTGCTAGGAGAAAGGCCAAAAAGCCCTGCAAAGGCCGCTGACAGGCTCAAACGCTATGGAGAGCCAGGATTGCTGGACGGCTCTTATCGCGGTGCCGATTTGGCTGACAAGATCGCGGAAGCAGAAAGATGCGTTAAGCTGGCGTGCAAAGGTGGAAGGCTCTATGTTTCGCAAATGCGCCAAATTGCTCAAGGTGAAACCGTTGCGTATTATGGTGACATGCCAGTTTTTGACAAGTTTGGTTTGTCACAGTTCGACAAGGCAAAGGATGGAAACGCCGCGCCAAAGTTGTTTCGCATGACAAACCCCCACCTTGTGTCACCGTTTCCTGGTCCGGTGACGCGAGGGGATGTCGCAGGAGGCTTGGACAAAGTAACACCGTTAGGAGGATGGTAGCGTGAGATATGGTTTGGCAAAAGCGCAGTTGCCGCCTGCAACGTATGAAACAATTCCTCGCGAAAGGTCTGACAACGATTGTGAGCGTCTGTGTCCGGTTGCCGCTCAGGAAGCGCGGCGAGAAGCCTATGAGCAACAAAAACGTATGGCGTTCGTGCCGCCTCGCTTCAAGCAACGAGATTTTTGTGAAGTGTGGAAAGAGACTTATGGAGGGAGGGGGCTAAAGCCATGACACCGGAAGGCAAGGCGCAACTGATCTCCGACGAAGGGATGCGATTGCAAGTCTATTGGGACAATACAGGAGAGACGATAAAAGCTGATAACGAAAATGGACGCCCGACCATAGGTATAGGGCGGAATGTGGGGTCATCAGGGCCAGGGATCACGGAAGACGAAGCCGTTTTCCTGTTTAGTAACGACATACTCAAACGGGAAGCCAAGATTATCAATGCGCTCCCATGGATAGTTAACATACCGCCTGTCTGGCGGGACGTGCTCACCATGGTAGACTTCAACACAGGCAACGTGCTGCTCTGGGAGGCCACCCTAGCAGCCATGAAGGCAGGGGAAAGCGATGAGGCCGCGGAAGCCCTTATGTCCTCCAAGGCCGCCGAGCAACTGCCAGCCCGATACGGCAGAATGGCAGCCGCCATCCGCAACAAATCATGGACCGGCACTGTAGAAACCTAGTATCGTTCCAATCTCAAGCGGGCGTCTTTTAGAAAGCACGTAACTCTTTTGTGATCGTAACAAGATGGCCCTCTTGAACACCTTCGCGCAAATCAACCTGTCTAAAGCTGGCGAGTATTACAGGGTTACAATCGACAGGCTTAGAATTTGCTTGCTGGATACGGATGCTTTGGCACTGGCATACGGTATCATCGACGCTTACGAAAGTCAGTTGCCACAACAGGAGGCTCTTGAAACATGCTTACCGCAATCCTGCCCTACATCAACGCAGCCGCAGGCTTCGTCAATACGTTCGGGCTTGTGATCCTTTCGATGCTGCACATCAAGAACGCATCGCAAATCGCAACCACAGTGGGCAATGCCGCCGTGGCAGCATCGTCAGATGCAGCCGCCATCGCGCATGGGCAGTGGGCACAAGCCCTGCCGGACATCATTTCTCAGGTCCAGAACGTCGTTGCTACCGTGGCACCAGGCAACCTTGGGTCGATCAATACGCCTAGCGGCAATGCCCTGGTTCACGTGGGCAATGACGCCAAGGTGACAGTCTTGGGGATGACCGAAAGCCCTTTGGGGTCTGGCAATACCGCGTCAACAGGGCACGCGCACGCGACAAGCCAGGGGCCTTCCTCGGTTGGGAGTTTAGCCGCCAGCGTTTCGAACTTGGCGAGGCCCCCTTTAGTCAAACCCTTGCGGCAAGTGACTGGATAATACGACCTGACATTATAGAGGTGGAAAATTAAGGGCGTCCGTTTTGGACGCCCTTTTTTCTTGTCTTTTTTACGGGAGGGGTGGTAAAAAGGGGGTGTCTTTTGAAGGAGGTTTGTGATGAACAAGGTTTATTACGCGGTGTTGCAGACGATGACCAAAACTTTCTTTGTGATGGAAGATGGGGGTATAAGCCCGAATCGGGCAAATGCTCAACGGTTTGTCAGCTTAAGAGACGCCGAAAGCAAGCTTCTAGAGTTAGACCATGCGCTCAAATGCGGCATGAGAGGCACTGTGCGATTCGCCACAAGTCCCAAAGGAGTATTGTTCGCCCCAGAAACAGACGAATTGGCCATTTATTATCCATGAAAGAAGGGCTGTTTTTGGGCAGGTATGACCTGCCAACACTCGCAATGGCTACCGTGCTGGCCATTGTGCTGATCCTGGGGCTTCATTATTTGGGGGTTAATGTGTGATGGGAGCAAAGAATATGACCAAGACGGTCCGCGACCAACTGCTTGCTCAAGCCGAACGAGCTGAAATAGACGCCCGCCACGCGCGGCAGCACGAACAACGCGCTTGGAAACTTCGCAAGCAAGCGTGGGT